TATCAATATGTATTTTATTCTATTTAATCCCTTTATGTGTCTACCAAAATATTGTTCAATCGTTGTTTGAATTGATTCAGCATGAAAACATAAACACTGAATCAATATAAAGCCTATTATAAGACTTATACCTATTACCCCTTTTGATATATCCGTTGTTATTTGAAACGCCATATCGTGAAGATTAAAGCCTAATATGGTAAATGTAGCACTAATTAATATTAATAAATTAATTAATACAGATAATCCAAGAGTTTTTTTAAGATTCTTAGTATGTTTTATTTTCATTTTATCCATATATAAATCAAATTCTTGTTTTAAATGTTCTTGTTCTTCTTTTAGTATCTTTGTATCTGTTTTAAAATTATTGTACCTATTAGAATTATTTATCTCTTTTATCTCATTCCTAAAATCATTTAACCACTTAAGTATTTTTAAAATTATTGTCTTCAAGTATCACACCACCTTTTTTTTTCTGTTGCTAGTATTGTGTTTTACCATCTAGCAAGGGATTTACTAGATGGTTTTATATCAAACTTAGCAAAAATAATTATTCTTCTACTTTCTCTAATATCTTTAAATTTAATTTAATATTATCTTTGTCTTTCTTAGCTGAATAAATATAACTACCTATATCCAGTTCTAAAAACTTTACTAAGTCATTAGGTAATGTAATTCCTAGTGAACTTTTTGAAATACGTCTAACCTTGATAAATCCCTTCTTTTCCATATATAACACACTCCTTATATAGTATTTTTTTCATACATATATTATATCATAAGTGATATTTATATTACACGTGATATAGTAATATATTCTAAAACACACAAAAAAGAACCAAATATAAATTTGGTTCTTTTTAATTCAACTATGTAACAAGAATACTTTTAGGAGGTGAAGCCTCAAAGTATTCTATTTTAGATCATATAGTACATTGGTCACTTTTATTATATCATAACTAGAGGAAGCTAAGAGCTTTCTTAGCTTCCTCTAGTTTATTTTAATTTATAAGCTTTATTCATAATCTTTTTTGCTGAATCCATGTATTTTTTATTTTTATCTTTGTATGATTTACAGGTCTTAATATAATTACTGTAGTTATTAAGCATACTTTTGTTTTGAAATTCATTACCAGATGTTAACTTATAAGACTCAAGATATGCCTTAATATCATCAATTAATGAATAAGAATACTTAATATCATCATTTAAACTTTTAAATTTTACCTCTATATCTGTAAATTTAACTTCTACCGTTCCAATAGATACCTCAAGGTTACCTTTCTTTAAGTCTTTATCTACTTTAGTATTTAACCATATATTATACTTTTCATAGGCTTTATTATAAGCATTTTCTATTTCAGACAAATCAAATTTATAGCTTTTTATATTATTAATTGTTTTCTTTAGTTTAGACATATTATCATTAATTTGATCTTTAATTTGATTTAATGTATTAATATTATCAATATCAGATTGTGAGTATTTAAGAGTAATAATGGTTTTATTATAATCATTAATAGTTGCTTTATTAAACCGTTGATAACTAATTGTTCCATCTGTATTCATTGTTTTTAATGATATATAATCGTTCTCAATAGTACCAGTGAAAGTATTATTAGATAATCTTATAGATATATTCTTATTATCTATAGTGTATGTAAGATCATAACTTTTTACATCATATGGACTTATTTTAACTTGATATGCTTTCTTTGATTCAAGATCAAAGAATAAACAACTTATACTATCTTTATACAAGTAACCTTGTTCTAATTCAGTATTAACACTATTTGATAATGAGATCTCTTTATTTTCTTTTGCACAACCACTAATAATCACAATTATAAAAATATATAATAATAATCTCTTTATCATTTGAATCAATCCCACCTTTATGTATATTTGATCTAGAGGAAGCTAAGAACTTTCTTAGCTTCTTCTTATTCATCTATTAGTATTAAAGAGTTATCTATTAATTTGGTCTTGTAACCACCTAGCATTAATAAAAAATGTTGAAGTTTTTTTATGTTATCATTATCGAACCCTTTTAAATCAATTCTTTTATGTGTCTTAATAATATCAATATATTTATTTAAATTAATAACCTGAGAAACTTTATTATTTTTATTTTTCATAATATAACCCCTTTCATTTGAGTTTACATGTTTTCCAGCTATCACACTCCTTAGAACATGCTTCACATGGATAACCTTTTTTACTACATTGAGCTTGATAAGGCTGGAAATTTAAAGCTGGTACTAAGTCATTTTTTTTATAATCTTTTATTATTGCATATCCATGTTTTTTATCTGAATCTACAATTTTTATATTATGTTCTTTTAAGTTATCTAGTTCTCTTGTGAACATTTCCTTATCATTATTATCTAATTCTAAATCTATATCATTGTCGTATTTCTCATTTAATCCTCTATAACATAAAAACCAATGCATCTTTTACACTCCTTTCTAAACCTGTTTATCTCATAGCACCAATAATTTCATAATCATTGTGAATATTCTTATTTAATTCTGATATAATATCATCATTACTTATTTTATCGTTGATATTATCGAATACTAATCCTAAATGCTTTATACTAGAGTCTTTTATTATTTTTACCTTTATAACAATTGTCACGCCGTATGCGTATGGTGTGTTTTGTTTTGCATTTTCCCATATTGAATAATTGTTTTCCATAATATATTACACTCCTTTTAATATTTATTGATTTTCAACTCGATCTAACAATGTTCTTTTAGTATTGGCTTGTCTCCTAGATTATAAAAACAATCTGTCGGGTCTTCTAAGTAAAAATCTAATTTATCCCAAAATTCATCTTCCAAATCACTTTTTACTGAATCCAACAATTTACATACTCTTCTTAACTCATTACATGACTTATGATTTTTAGGTATCATGGTATTAGTTTTTATGTAAATCATTTGAGCATCTTTTTTTATTTGTTTTAATGCTTGTCCTAATTTAATAATCTCATCTATACTTGTATTATCTTTTTTACTTATCATCTTAAACACTCCTTTATTTCTTATGTTTTCATTAAATTACGCTTTTAATAAAGTTATCAATGTTTCAATTTTTATCATTTAACATACGAAATTCATGAATGTATTTCATATAATACTTATAATTAAATTCGTAACATGAAATACCTATACTACTTAATGTATTTATTATTTTGTTTCTAGTTGCTAATTTATCACAAGATATTGAACTCTTTTCTCCTCTTATTTCAAATAATAACTCAGTTTTTTTCGTATCGTAATTGTAGTATTCTCCTAATATTGTAAAATTTAAATGAATCTTTTTTTTTAATTCTTCTATATTCATATCATTAACCTTTTTCATAAGTTAAAACACTCCTTTTTATAACTAATGTTTCATTGAATTACGCTTTTAATAAAGTTATCAATAATTGATAAAATCTATGACATTTTATGATTATTGATTTTTAATAATTATTATGTTATCCTATAATTAGTTGGAAACCCTTCTAGCTCGGGGGAACTAGAAGGATTTAAGTAATAATTTAGTTTAATTTAGTTTTAAATTAGTCTTAAATATTCGCTTTTAATTTTTTCTTTAAAAGAAATATTTTTAAAACCTCTGAATCTATTTCCTTGTCTGTCTTTGCAATGTTCACTATATGTGATATTGCAATTTTGTATTTCTGTTTTAAATTTGTTCCTACCTAGTGGAGAATAACCATTTTCGTGGCAAAACATTCTATAATAGTCGTAAGCATCTTTTAATTTAACACCCATGTTATTTGTTGAGTTTATTACTTCTAATGCTTCATCAACAAATTGCATAACATTATTATTATCTTTTATATATTGATTTAACACACTATCATTCACACTATTTGTTGAAAAATTTAAGTTATTATTTAACAATCTTTGTAACCCTTCAATTGCCCAATTTACAATACCTGTAAAGTTAAACTTATCAATTAATTTTTTATCTTGTTTTTCAACAGGTATAGCAACTTCAAAAGGTATTATTAATAATCTCTTATAAAACTCATTATTTTTATCAATAACTTTAGGTAAATTATTCATACTACAAATTAATCTTGCCTTGTTGTAAAAATCAAAAGGTCTTCCAAACTTTTCTTGAGCATTTATTACATCATCACCAGTAAGCATTTTTATAATACTTGTGTCTTGTAATGGGGCAGATGATAAGTCACCAATTATATTAGCTAATTTACCATATAAACTACTAGTATCAAATTGAGAATTTGGGTTCGATAATCTTTGTAATGTTATACTTGATGTAAGCTCACTACCTAAGATTTTTTGAATAACTCTTAATATTACAGATTTTCCAGAATCACCAACACCGTAAAGAGCAAAAAATTTCTTGGCACTATTGTCAGGTAATAATACATAACCTATTATTTCTTGTAATATTTTTTGTTGATCTTTAGGTAATATATCATTTAAGAATTTTTCCCATGTTAAACACTTTGTATTATTTTCATAATCTACATTAAACCTATAAGTATTTAGATAACTATGATTGTGATCTTTAATTTCATAATTACCTTTCATATCAAATTTTAAAACGCAATTATTAAATATTAATAAGTCATTAAAATTATTTAATATATTAACTTTTTTTTCATTTCTGCATAGTCTTTCAAATACTTCATTCACACATGAAGATGATTTAAATTGTTTTGCAACATGTTTTTCAATTAGTTTCTGCTTTATATTATTTTTACTAAGTCTTTCATAAAATCCATCATTATAACTATAAAATCCATTTGGAGTATTAAAAGTAACATGATTACCATCATCTTGGATATGTTTTACTAGTTCATCATAATCTAATTTTAATTTATTATCATGATAGTAATGATAAAATGCTTCATGACCTGCATCTGTTTTTATATTGTTAGTATGAAAATCCATCTCTATATTAAACATTTCAGCTATTCTTTTTAAAGCCTGAAAACTTGTCAAATCTTCCTTTTCCATAACAAAATCTATTATTGAACCACCTTTACCACAACCGAAACAATACCATGAATTTGACATTTCATATATATGTAAACTTGGAGTATTCTCTGAATGAAAAGGACACAACATCATGTTATTATTACTAATAGGTTCTAAGTCATCATATTGATCTATTAGTTCCATGATATCAATCTCACTTTTAATAAAATCAAATTGATTATTGATATAATCAGAATTCTTTTTAACATTTTTATTCTCTTGATTCTTTTTATGTTTTTCTTTTGTTTTAGTTATATCAATTTTAGATAATAATTCTACATCCTTTATGTGTTTATCAAATTCTTTAGACATACATAATTTATCATCTAATTTGTTTTTATATAAGTTACCAGTTACACATATTGTTTCATTACAAAACATTAAATCTATACCATCTTTTGTTTCTTCAAGATTTTTATATTTTGAATGTGTTTTATATAATTTCATTTGTAACTTTTTCAACTTATCATGTTTTTTTGATCTTCTACAAAAAATATGTAAACCTAAACCACTCATAGAATATTCAATAGTTACCTTTTGTTCCATAGCATGATCTATTATTTCTTTTGCCCAATCTTTAGGTTCTACATCAAATGGATTATCAAAACAGTTATCTAAATCAATGCAGACTATATCCCCTCTTAATTGAAATGTTAAACCTAAGTCGTTAGTAGTAGTAACTTTTTCAAATGAATATCTAGGAAATTTTTCTCTTTCCGTATTTTTAAAGAACTTTCCGTCTATATCACATGGGATTTTACCGTTAGCATAACACCATAGGGATAATTTTTTCATCTCTTTACTTATACCATCTATGTTAAAGTTCTTCACTTCTTTACCTCCTTTTCTTATATTTATAACAAAACTTAGATAGCTTCTTTACGATCTATCACACTTTTTATATATTGCTCCTCTAATTCATTTAGATAATTAACAACAGCAGTTTCCATGATTTCCTGTGCTTTCTTATCATAAGCCATACATACTATGTCTAACTTCTTTATATCACTCTCTTTTAATCTAATAGTCTTATTTTGTTTCCTGTTTGCTTTTCTTCTACCATAAGTCATTTTTATACCTCCTTCTTATTAATATGTATTAACATGCATTGCTATCATAATCCTTGTAAATACTTTGTTTGATCTGTATTGCATTATGATATTATCATAAAAAAATGTAAGTGTCTATATAATATTGTCATATTTTTAATTTGTTACAATTTTTAACATCTATGTTAATCAATTAATACAATTAAGATAATTAATAAATTTATTAATTATCTTAGTATTTATTAATTTCAAAAACTGAATAAATATAAAAATATATCTAAGATTGATATATTTTTAACACAAAAAAGTGTGCGAAAATATAAAAAAAGTGTGCGAAAATATAAAAAAAGTGTGCGAAAATATAAAAAAAGTGTGCGATTTCATAATCACAATGAACGATAGTTTATATCATATATACAAGTACTTTTTATATTATTTTTCGCACGCTTTGCACACTTTTTTTTATACATTGTTGGTTTCAGGAATAAAAGAAAAGAAAATATAAAAAGTAGTATATATATTTAATGGTATATTATGGATATAAAAAAAAGGTAAAAATAAAATATATAAAAATATATTTATTAATGTATAAAAAAAAGTGTGCGAAGTGTGCGAAAAATAATATAAAAGTGTTAAAACATGCTTAAATACAAGACTTTACCCATTTACCCATTTATATATTCGCACACTTTAAAAAAAAAAAGTGTGCCATTTTTTTTTAAAAGTGTGCGAATATATAAAAAAAGTGTGCGAATTTTGATTTGCAACTATTTTTTTTTATTTTGAATATGTAAATATAAGAAATCAAACTTATTTCTACCATACGTTTCATGGTATTTATTGTCAACATGTAAAATAGTTATAAATCAAAGAATATAAGAATAGAATTTATTACAATAGATGTTAATATTATTAATTTTCAATAACTAATAGTTTTGTGATTTCAAAACCTTAGAAATCTAATTTGTTACAATCTTTAACATAGATATTAACTAGTTACCATATTATCAATTTAGAAACCTGAATTTAAGAAAAAAAATATTGTGATATAATTTAAAAAGGACTAACTTCTATTTTAGAAGAGAGAAAAATTTTCTAAAAAAGTAACCCTATAGAATGGGTTATTTTTTTTTAGTCAAAATGTCCATGTACTAGTTTATAATTCAAACCAGTACAAACTATGAATCTAACACAACTACATTGTGTTAGATTCGCAAAATTCACTTAAACTTAGTCATATTAATTGATACAAGGATTTTTTAAAATTAACTTTTTTTTAATTAGCGTTTGAATCTAACATAATGTATCTCTATATACGATATGTTAGATAAGCGGATTTTTAAAATAGGAGATAATTTTATAAATTATTAAAAGATATTTATATACCACTGTGCTATAGAGTACCCTGTATATACCACTGTGCTATAGAGTACCCTGTATATACCACTGTGCTATAGAGTACCCATATATACTACTGTCTTATAGAGTACCCTATATATACCACTGTGCTATAGAGTACCCTGTATATACTACTGTGCTATAGAGTACCCTATATATACCACTGTGCTATAGAGTACCCTGTATATACCACTGTGCTATAGAGTACCCATATATACTACTGTGCTATAGAGTACCCTGTATATACTACTGTGCTATAGAGTACCCATATATACTACTGTGCTATAGAGTACCCTGTATATACTACTGTGCTATAGAGTACCCTGTATATACTACTGTGTTATAGAGTACCCATATATACTACTGTGCTATGGAGTACCCTGTATATACCACTGTGCTATGGAGTACCCTGTATATACCACTGTGCTATGGAGTACCCTATATATACTACTGTGCTATATACTACTGGCTTATGATTCAACATCACAATGTGTTGATAAAAATTTAATATAAAATAATTATTATTTTTTTTATAAAATTTATTTTTCATAAATTTTATATTTTTATATTTTTTTTAATTTTGTTAAAATTTTATCAAAATATTTTTCGGTAAAAATTATAGAGGTTTTCATTTTGGTCTGTAGTGTACCCTGAAAAAAATCTGCGATATATTTTTTACTAAAAACACCATGTTAACCTATGTACATATAGTTAATATAAAATTATCACTAACAGTAAAACTACTGTTACCTGTAAATTATTATGCAAGAAATTTTTAATATCCTTCTTCATTTCTTTTGGATCTGATTCGATATTGGGTAAAAATTCGATTTTTTTGCAGTTTTCAAATATACCACTTGCAAAACGATAAAATTATCAAAAAATGCAAAATTTACTTTTGCGATAAATAATACCTGTAGTACTATGTTTTCAATGGATTCTTTAGAATACTAGTTTTTAAATTAATATGATAATAAATATTGTGAATGTTGATATAGATATTATTAATTGTATTTCTTAGTTTATGATAGTTTTATTAAGTTTTCATAGAATTATTGTGTGTCTCTAATGGTTCTAATATTAACTAAGAGTACTAATGGTAATGTATTGCCATATTATTTTTAAGCCTTGTCTAACTTGTTTTATACCCCATACCTGTATACCGTATAAACTACTTTTAGTTATTACATCTTGTATTTTACTAATAAACCATAATATCTCATATTGTAGACATTTGTTATCTTAATGTTTTATATTTTTATCATTATTAATATTGTAACAAATTTGTAAGTCATATTTATTTATATAGGTTAACATATGTTAATATTAGTTTACATATATTAGACAAATGAGGGTAAAAAGTATAAAATGTATCTAGAATATAAAATGATAAAGAGGTGCATTATGAGTACTAAGAGGAAATATTATTTACTAAGTTCTGACGTTATAAATCACATCAAAATAGAAGCATTAAAAGCGAATGTAAGCGAACACAATCTAGTTAATAGAATTTTAAGTTCATATAAAACAAAAAAAAATGGAGTGATAAAGCATGAAAAATAAAGATTCTTGTGAAGACTATTTTTATTTAATAAATAAAATGGATAACCAATGTAAACAAATAAGAAAAACAATATCAGATAATAAAAAAAATATAATAAATAAAAATGATAAAAGTATTTGTGAAAATATATTGTTATATATAAGTCGAATAGAATCAATGGTTATTGTTGTTAAAAAGCTTTTTAAAGAAAATAACCCTATGAGTAATATTAGTATACATTTGAAGGTATCAAGAGCTTTAGAACTTATAGACCTAATAGATATTGAAGAAAAAAAATTATCTTATAATATTTTTATAAACTAATATATCTTAGTTTTTTTGTTTTATATTATTAACATTTGTTAATATCTATGTTAATATATCTTATCATAATATATGTTGTATTATCGCTATTCTTATAATAGTATAATGTTAAGTATGATTAATATGACGATAGGTGATAGTTTATGGATAAAGAAATAAAAAGTTTAAAAAGTGGTACACGTTTCAAACCGTCGATTTATAGAAAATTAAAAATATTATCTCAAATGAATAATTTATCAATCGCTGATACTTTAGAAAAACTTATTTTAAAAGAGTTTAACTTATTCACAAATAAAAGTTATGTTTATTTAAATGATTCAAAAGAAGTAAATTTATAAATAAGGAGGTGACTTATGGCTACTATAGGCGATTTAATATTAAATATTAGAACAACAGGTGGGCAAAATGCTGTTAGTGCATTTAATAATTTAAGAAATGCTATGATGCCTTTAAATAATATATTTAGAAATATAACTCGTGCTATGACAGGCGGTATTGTAGAAGGTATTAAGTATAATATGACAATGGAAAGTATGGCAATGTCTTTTAAAACATTAACGGGTAGTGCTAAACAAGCTGAAAAATTATCTAAGGGAATAGAAAACATTGCTCTAGAATCAAGTTTATCAAATGAAGCTTTAGGGTCGGCAGCTAAAACAATGCTTGGATATGGTATAAATGTTAATGATATATTACCTAATTTAAAAATGTTAGGTGATTTATCTAATGGTAATACTCAAAACTTTAAAAGTCTTGCTTTAGCATTTTCTCAAACATCATCAGCAACAAAACTAACAGGTAATGAAATGATTCAATATAGAAATGCTGGATTAAATCCATTAAAACTTATAAGTGAACAAACAGGCGAATCAATGGAGTCTCTTACAAAAAAAATGTCTAAAGGTGAAATAACTGTTGGTATGGTTAAAAAAGCATTTATAGGTGCTACCTCAGAAGGTGGAAGATTCTACAATGCTATGGAGAATCAAAGTAAAACATTGAGTGGTCAAATAGAAAAGTTTTCGGAATATGGTTCTAAACTTATGGGTAAATTCGCTAAACCATTCACAGATATGTTACAAATTAGTGTTATTCCAGCATTAATGGATTTTATGGAACGATTAATAGAAGGCGATAGTATTATCAATAGTGTTATGGAGTCTGTTACTGGCGTATTTAATCAAGTAGGTGCTGTTATTAGTGATATTTTTGGTAATATGTCAAGTGAAATGTTCGATATAATTGTGAGTGTTGGTCTTGTTGGTGCTGCTATTGCACCGTTAAGTTTGGCTTTTGCTGGTTTAGTTAGTGTAGTCGGTTTTGTTGGTGGTGCGATAGGTTCAGTTATAGGTGTTATAGGGTCAATTTCTGCACCTATGATAATTGTCGGTGGTGCTATTGCTGGATTAATTGCCATATTTGCTAGGTTCTTAATAACTAGTGAAGATGCAAGAAGTACTATAGGCAATGTGTTCAATGGTATAGTAAAAAGTATTACTCAGGCAGCTAAATTTATTAAAAATAATATAGGTAATATTAAAGATGCTATCATAGGACTATTTGATGCTCTAATATTTGGCGATACTACAACATTCACAACTGCATTAAAAAATATGGTTCCTAAAGAATTACATGGAAAAATAGATTCTATTGCTTTAGTTCTTCAAGATTTTTGGTTAGTTATAACTAAAGTCAAAGATGCTGTTGTTAGTTTTGTAGAAGGTGCAATTAAAACAATGACACCAGTTGTTAATGAAGTAATAGAAACATTTAAAAAATTTGATATAAACACAATAGTAATGAGTTTTAATGAATTAAAAGGTTCACTTGGTCCAGTTTTAAAAATATTAGGTGTGTTAGGTGCTGTTTTAGTTGGTACTCTTATTGGTGCAATAACAGGGGTTGTTAATGCTTTAGATAATTTTATTGCTGGTATATTAAATGCGGTAGGTGTAATAGGTAGTGCTATTGGTCTTATATGGAATGTTTTAACTTTAAATTTTGAAGGTATCAAAGAATCATGGGATAGCTTATGGTCAAATATGGAAGGTCTTTTAGGTAATGCTATTCAGTTGATTATTGATTTAGTTGGCGGTTTTGTTAATGGTTTTGTAGCATTTTTTCAAGGTTTATATGATACATTAGTTGGTAACTCAATTATACCAGATATGGTTAATGCTATCGTCGAATGGTTTAATAATCTTGTTAGTTTTGTAACTGGAATAGTACAAGGATTTGTAAATATAGTTATTACATTATTTAATGCATTAAAGACAGGTGCTACTACTGTATTTAATGCAATGAAAGCAGTTATAACCACTGTAATTAATGTTATTAAAACAGTTATAACAACTGGATTTAATGCAGCTAAAACAATTGTAACAACTGTAATAAATACTATTAAATCAGTGGTATCAACTGGATTTAATGCAGCTAAATCAATTATAAGTAGTGTTATAAATACTATTAAATCAGTTATATCAACTGGATTCAATGCAGCTAAAAGTATCATATCAAGTGTTATTAATACTATTAAATCAGTTGTATCTAGTGGATTTAATACAGCTAAATCAATTATATCTGGTGTAATTAACACCGTTAAATCAGTTATTAGAAATGGATTTAATAGTGTTAAATCTACAATAAGTAGTGTAATTAATACCATAGTATCTAAAGTTAATACATTAAAAAGTAAATTTAGTAGTGCTGTTAGTGGTGCTGTTAGTGCTATAAAAAATGTAGCTAAAAATATGTATAGAGCAGGTGCGAACTTAGTCGGCAACTTAATAGATGGTGTAACATCTAAGATAAAAGCATTTAAAGATAAAATAAGCGATCTAGCTAATACAGCTAAACAATTTTTAGGATTTTCATCACCAACTGAAAAAGGACCAGGACGGACAGCACATAAATGGATTCCTAATTTAATTGATATGATGACAGATCAATTAAATGATGGTGTATCTGCATTTGGTAAAGCTGGAAGTAAATTAACTGGTTCTTTACAACAATCAACAATGTCAAAGATACAAGCTAGTTTAGATACTAGAGGGTTAAGTAATTTTACTAGTTCACCAACAACTGTTAACTTTAAGATAGATGCAAGCCATATGGACGTAGATCAATTAGGAAGAATGTTAGTAAGTAAATTTAGATCATATGGAATAAGGGCTCAAACTGAATAGTTTTAGGATACTAAAACTAAATAAATATAAAAAAGAATAAAAAAAGAGGTTATCATGTTTTTAAAACATGATAACCTCTTTCAACTAAATATCACTTTATAATTCTTAGATTACCCTTGTTATTCAATACAAGCTTTTTACCTTCTAGTTTCAATTTGTTTTGTCTTTTTAATTCGGTTCTTAATTCTTGTATCTTAGTTACACCAATGTTAACCCTTTTTGCTGTCTCTCTCACACTTAATACAAAATTTTCCTTTTGATAAAACTCCAATAAATCTAATTCATTATTAATAATAACTTTTTCAATATCATTATGGCCTTTTGTATCGAGTGTATCGTTTTGTAACTCATTTTGTATCGAATTATCTTCTATAACCATTGGTTTAACTACATTTGATACAGTTGATACAAAGTTTTCAGATAGGCTATATTTACTACTAACATTGTGATTATTTTCTAAGTAATACACTAATTTTTCTACATCTGAATCATTTAAAAGTGGTGCTTGGATAATAATGTCCTCTCCGTTATGTTGATAGATCATAGAACCAACACCAGTTAATTTACTTGCAGATGAATTATCAAGTATAGTTTTAGAATCTATAGCAGTTGGCACTTGAAAAGCTATTTTAGTACCAGTATTACCCTTGATAATTCCATTCACAACTTCTACTACAGGCTTCTGTGTAGATAAAAACATTCTCATACCTACATTTCTTGATAATCCAGCTAATGACTTTATTATATTTTCAAACTTAGCCTTATATTCCTTACCACTAGATAACATCAAGTCGGCGATTTCTTCAATGTAGATTATAATATAATTTAGCTTTTCATCTGGTTTCTTTTTATTCCACATTTCTATATTATTAATAAATTTATCATCATCAAATAATTTATTTCTTCTTCTCATTTCTTTCTCTATTTCTTCTAAAACTTTTAACATTTCTTCTTTATCACCAGTATAGTAACATCTGTTAATATCTCTATATCTCTTTAATTCTACTCTTTTTGGGTCTAATAAGAATAAAGATATATCCATATCGCTTTTTATAAGACTAGATATGATCACATGTGATAAGTTACTCTTTCCTTTTCCTGTACTTCCACCGATAAGAGTGTGATATATTTTTCTAAAATCTATACTAAATAATTTACCTTGTTTATCTAGACCTAATATAATGTTTTTGTTGTTAAACTCGAAACTACTTAATACATCTAAGAAACAAGGAGATTTAGCCTTTTTATTAATGATTATCTCATAATCTGTACATTTACCACCTTGTAACTTAATATCTTTTAGACCTGTTATAACCTCTAGATCACTTATATATTTTATCAATTGTGAGTATCTAAGGTCACAATTAAATACTATAGATGTAATATAAGCTAATTCATTTTTATCATAATCGCTTATATCAACACCTAGTAACTTAAACCCACACATTACACTATAAGCCTTATTTTTATTGTTCTTAGCTTCATATTTATAATTTGGTAGATAACGATTAGTAGTAATAATAATGTGATCAAATCTTTTGTTATACCTTGATATATCTGTTACATTGGACTTAAATATAATATCTAAGGTTCTCATGTTTTTAACAAGATCACTAATAGGAATATTTGTTTTTAATATGTATCTTGTTGTATTTCTATTGATTTTTATGACATCTCTAAATGTAACCTTTTGATAATTATTAATTAATTTTTGTTGCTTAAATAAAATTGTGTAATATTCGCTTAACGACTGCTTACTAGCTAAATAAGATAAACCTATAATAGTTAATATGAAAATATATAAATATGGTGTATAATTTAGTGTTGTTGTATGCATATCAATAAATTCGTTTAGTGGTATGTATGTAAGGGCTATGGTACTCACAATACCTATAGCTCTTACTTTTTTGTATAGGATTTTATACAGTGGATAAGTTAACTTAGAGATCATATGTCCAAATTTAACATATTCATTCTTTTTTATTTCATTGTTCATAAGATTCCTCCTTTTGTCGTTATTTTACAACCTTAAATTTATTTATAGATTGTCTTCTTAATTTACCATTAACCATACTAGCTGTTTTTAATTGGTTTCTTACTTTATCCCACTTTCTTTTATTGTTTGTTCCTTCTAAATTAAAGTTTTTTCTTATTTCACCAGTTTTTATAATTGAATCAACTTCATAATTATTTGAGATAAAATCATCTATTTTATTAATTAGTTGTTCTGTACTCGACTTATCATCATTATGTACTATACCTTGTTCTGTACTCGACTTATCATTATGTACTGTACCTTGTTCTGTATTCTGTAATAACTTTTGATTATATGTACTAACCTTGTTCATGTAATCGAGTCTAATTTTTAACAACTTATCACCTAGTAAATTAAATAAAATCATATGTAATATTGATTTATTATCTTTCACAATATTATTAGAATTTTTAGAAAATATTAAATGCTTTTTATCATATCTAATTCCACTAAATACTAAGATGCTATAGTCAATTGATACACAGATCATAAATACCATTAAGTCATTTAAAACTTTATAATCTGTGAATGTTATGTAATCTATTAGAAAATTAAATGTTCCTATTATTGATATGGGTATCAATATGTATTTTATTCTATTTAATCCCTTTATGTGTCTACCAAAATATTGTTCAATCGTTGTTTGAATTGATTCAGCATGAAAACATAAACACTGAATCAATATAAAGCCTATTATAAG